ACCCAAAAGGTAAAGTGTACGTAGGCGAGAGCGTCGATATACAGAAAAGATGGAACCAGTATAAAAACGGACACTCTCAGAAACAGTGGAAGCTTGAAAGGTCTATTAAAAAATATGGATGGGATAACCACATAGCAGAGGTAGTAGAGGAGTGTGCTATATCAGAGTTAAAAGAAAGAGAGAGGTATTACCAATTAAAATACAACTGTATTAATGAAGGTTTGAATTTAAAACTAACAGGGATCGGTGATACCAAAACACTTGATAGCCTAGAAGTGAAACAAAATCGAAGTATGGGGCAAAAAAAAAAGAAAACCACCAACTGAGGAGACTAGGCAAAAAATGTCACAGGCAGCAAAAGGTAAACCTAAACCGTTAGGTTTTGGAGATGCGATAAGGAAGGTTAAGACAGGTGTAAAACTATCAACTGCTCACAAAGCAAGTATAAGCAACTCTCATAAAAAACCATGTATGATTGACGGAATAGCCTACGACAGCTGCAAAGAAGCAGCAGTTGCTCTAAACATCCCACAACGCACACTCCACAATAGGCTACTTAGTAGAAAGTACACAAACTGTCGGTTTGTGTAAATAATAGTAGTATCTTTAATTTTAAAACAAGAATAGTATATGAAAAAATTAGAACTAATTAAAAAATGCAATGGTAACATTGTACGTTCTGAAGAAGAAAAACAGCAAATGATACAAGAAGCTGCAGTTTATTACGGTCAATTTTTGACTGCTTTAGGTTTTGATTGGGCAGCAGATCCGCATTCAGCTAATACTCCTCGCAGAGTAGCAAAAGCTTGGGTAAACGACTTAATTGCAGGATCTATTAGTCCTGAACCAGAGATTACAGCTTTTCCTAACGATGAAGGATACACAGGATTGATCTGTCAAACTCGTATTCCTGTAGTTAGTATGTGTGCACATCATAACTTAGCATTTACTGGAGTATGCCATGTAGCTTACATTGCGGGTAAGAGTCAAGATGATATGATTATTGGTTTAAGTAAACTAAATCGTATTGTAGATTTCTATAGCCGTAGACCTAATATTCAAGAATCTTTAACAAAACAGATTCATGATCATATTGACAAACTATGTATAGGTAATAGAGGTGTTGCTGTAGTTGTTGAATCACAACACAATTGTGTTAAGTGTAGAGGCATTAAGCAAGACAGTATTATGAAGACTTCTCAAATGTCAGGATATTTCCATACAAATGAGATTGGTACTCGCCAAGAGTTTTTCAACTTAATTGATCAAAGCAGATACTAATATGGATAATTTTAACTTTAACAAGTTTATACTAGAAAGAAAGTTATTTGAGGAAGTAGATGACTTACCTCCTGCAAGTAATGCACAAAAGACTCAGAGAACAATTACTCTAGGAACTTACGTAAAGGCAAAAGATTACTTAAATCAAAATGCACCTGAAGGTCAGTTACTTGATTATGGTGCAGGTTTAGGTCATGGTAGTGAAGGTGGTCATAGCTTTGAACCCTTCCCTCAGAAAGGATTTAAACCCACCTATACAAAACCAGAAGATGTACCAGCTGATACATACACGAAAATTGTTAATTTAAACGTGTTAAATGTCGTTCCACAAAAGGTACGGGATGAGATTGTCAGTAACATTGGAAAGGCTCTTAAACCAAGTGGTATGGCTATTATAACCACTAGAGGAAGAGACGTGCTAGATGCAAAAGGCAAACCAGGTCCTGAACCAATGTCTATCATTACAACAGGAGGTACTTATCAGAAAGGGTTTACTACAAGTGAGTTAGTAAGTTACGTAAGTTCAGTCTTAGGAAATGGTTTTGAAGTAAAGCCTTTTAAATTAGGACCAGCAGGTTGTTTAATCACAAAAAAGTAATATGAAACAAATTAAATTTGGTTATATTTCCCCAATCAAATATCTACACCTAGTACCTGAGGAACAAAAATTTCATCTAGTACTATCCTACTACCTAAAAGACCCCACCTACCTTGCTTTTTATAAGAAAAAACAAGAGAGAGGAGATGTTATTATATGTGACAACATGGCCTTCGAATTAAAAAAAAGTATTCCAGCAGAGGAACTTATCAGAATAGTAGATGAATCAGGTTTAAATCCGACGTATGTAGTAGCTCCAGATGCTCCTTTTGAAGAATGGCAAGTTACAATGGAGTCTACTTTGAAGTTTATTGAGCAAGTGAAGGATAGACCTTATAAAGTAATGGCTGTACCTCAAAGTAAAAGAGGTGATGTACAGGGATGGAGTGTTTGTTATGATCTAATGGTTCATAGTCCAAAAATTGCAGTTATTGGCATGTCTATCTTAGGTATTCCTAATGCTTTTTGTGAAATGACAGGAACAGAAGATATTGCTTTCAATCGTATCTTTGCAACAAAGTATCTATTGGATAGAAACGGTAATAATCCAAAGAAATGGCATCATTATTTAGGATTAGGTGGGGGACCAAGAGAGATTGTGATGCAAAGACAACTAGGATTAATTGATAGTTGTGATAGCTCTTCTGTGTTTTGGCATGGATATTTAGATACTAGATTTGACAATAGTATTTGGGGATTAAAAAGAGGTAAATCGTCTATTGAAGTTGACTTTCATGCACCTTATATGGAAAGCAGTGCAAAAACAATTCAATATAATATTGATTACATGGAAAATAAAATTTTAAAATGAAATCACAAGGACTAGGAGATACAATAGCAAAGATCACTCACTTCTTTGGAATAGATAAACTTGCAGAAAAAGTTGCTCATTTATTTGGAAAGGAGGATTGTGGGTGTGAGAGGAGAAAGGACAAGTTAAATAAAATAATCCCTTATAAAAAGAAATAGTTATGATGCTAAATGCAGAGCAAATTGTTGAAAAAGGTTTATTGAAATTAGATTCTACAAAAGGTAAACCAGCTCAGATAGGTTATGATCTATCTTTAAAAGAAGTTAATAGAATTAACAGTAAAGATAAGATAGGTAGAGTCCTAAAAGATAAAACCAAACTTGCTACATACCAACCGCAAAGCCTATGTACCCTAGACGGAGACAGAGGTTGGTTATTATACCCAGGTACTTATGATATTACGTTTCACGAAGGATGTAAGATTCCTTCCAACTACGTAGGTCTTATCAGACAACGATCTTCAATGCTAAGAAACGGTACAGTGCTACACTCTTCAGTATTTGATCCAGGATTTGAAACAGACTTTATGGGTACTGTAATGGTAGTAACAGAAACTATCTTTATTGAAGCAGGAGCAAGAGTAGCTCAGATTTACTTCCACGAATGTGAAAAAGTGGGTAACGATAATTTATACAACGGTCAGTTTCAAAACGACAAGCAGAGAAGCCAGTGATCCAGATTATACATACCCCAACTTCAATAGTAAACATTAACGGAGAAGATAAGTACACAAGAACGACGTTATTTCCAGATGGTGTGCGTGAAGACGGAACCATAAGAAGGTGTTTTGAACGTTTTGATGATTTTCTAAAAGAGAGTGAAGAGAAAGGTTACATTAAGTGTTACATATACTCTATATGGACTCAGCACGAAAAAGATCCGACTTGTAGGTGGGATGAAGAAACTAAAACACAAGTACTATTATATCCTAATAGAGAATCCACCTTACTTTGGGTAAGATATTTACTATCAAAAGAATAAAATGACCCAAGAAAAAGTTTACGTAACGGTTAATAGTATAGAAACTTTAAAAGAACTCAATCAACATATAAACAGCAACGAGTTAATTGCTTTTGATACAGAGACCGATAGTTTGAATCCTAGAACAGGACACATTATCGGTTTCTCCGTCTCAGGTGAAGTTGGTAGGGGGTACTATATGCCAATCCGTGAATGGAGAGAAGATCGTTTACAAGAACTTTTTATAGGAAAGTACAACGCTGATAAAATAGCTCAGCGTGTGATTAGTCAACTATTGGATAAGAAGTTGGTAATGCACAACGCCTCCTTTGACATTCGATTTACAAAGAATTTTTATGGGGTAGACCTAATGCCAGCTTTACATGCAGATACAGGACTACTTGTGCATACAGTAAAGGAAGAAGGTGCATTTGGATTTGGTAATCCATTTGGATTGAAATCTATTGCTAAAATGATTCAAGCAGAGATTGGATTAAATGTAGAAGAAGAGGCAAATGAAGAACAATTAGCTTTGAAAGAAAGTATTAAAAGGAACGGTGGTTCTACTTCAAAGGATAATTTTGAAATCTTCAAAGCAGATATGGATATTCTATCTAAGTATGCTGCTGCAGATACTGACTTAACATTGAGAATCTACCATCACTTTTTAGGTATTCTCAAAGAGGAAGGATTAGAAAAGTTTTTCTTTGAAGATGAAGTAATGCCTGTGTATAGAGAAGTAACAGTACCAATGGAAGAACATGGTATTAGACTTGATATAAAACTACTAGAGGAAACTAGAGAAAGAATTATAAAGGATTTAGCTGAACAAGCTGATTTAGTTGTTAAGGAATTGCTATCAATTAAAAGAGTAGAAGACTGGGTTAAATTAACAGCTATGCAGGCATACCCTCCTAAGAATAAAGGAACGTTTATGCAAAGGTTATTAGAGCAGTCAAATACTCATTTACCTAAATCTCCTACAACAAGTAAATACACTATTAATAAAGCAGCTATATCAGGATTACCAGAGTCAGCTATCAAGGATTACTTGCTAACTGGTGATTCTAATTATTTAACTGATCAGCAAATAGTAGATGTTAGCGTTTCTCTATGGACAGAAGACAATAATGGTAATTATTTTAATATACAATCCAAAGATCAATTAGGTAAGATAGCTTTTGGGGTACTAGGTGTGGTTCCTTTATCAACAACCCCTTCAGGCAAACCTCAATTTGATGAAGACTTAATTCAGTCTATTAGTGATCAGTTTACTTGGGCTAAACACTTACGCATCTACAATAAACTAACTAAAATTAAAACTTCTTATGTTGATCGTTTCTTAGATGCGGCAGAAGGTGATGTATTTTACCCATACTTTAAACAGAATGGCACTGTGTCAGGCAGATATGGATCTGATATGCAACAGCTACCCAAACCCTTAGAACCAGGACAAGATGAGGAAATTATAATGGACTATACAAACGTTGTAAGAGCTTTCTTTATTTGTAGAGGTGGTTGCAAACTACTAGATACTGACTATGCTTCACTTGAACCAAGAATATTTGCTGCAGTAGCGGGTGACCAGGGTTTAAAAGATATTTTTAATAACGATTGGGATTTCTATTCTACTATTGCTATTAAAGCTGAAAAGCTAGAAGGAGTAAGTCCTGATACCAAAGCTCCAAACTACTTAAAGAAAGTAGACCCTGCTAAAAGACAAACGGCTAAGTCCTACTCACTAGGGATTGCCTATGGTATGTCAGGCTACGCCTTGGCTATGACCTTAGGCATCCCAGCCAAGGAAGCAGATAAGCTAGTAGAAGGTTACTTAGAGGGATTCCCAGAATTAAGAAAATGGAGAGAAGATTCAAGAGTTTTGGTAAAGGAGCATGGTTACATTAAAAATCAGTTAGGTAGAATTAGACATCTACCTCAAGCTAAAAGAATCTTTAAGGAACATGGAGATGGTTTGCTAGATTGGAGAGTAAGAAGAGAAATTGAAGCAAAGAAAGGAAAAGAGAAAACAGACATAGATTATAAAGATTACAGGAATGCATTGAATAACTGTTTAAACTTCCAAATTCAGAGTTATGCTGCTTCTGTGGTAAATAGAGCTGCAGTACAAATAAACCGTAGATTTAAGCAGGAAAACATCCAAGGAATGGTGATCTGTCAGATACATGACCAATTGATATGTGAAGTAAGGGAAGAAGACGCTAAAAGAGCTTGTGTAATTGTACAAGATTGTATGGAAAACACAACTAAACTAGATGGCGTACAACTAATAGCAATTCCTGAAATTGCAAATAATTTTAAAGAAGGACACTAGTTTTTCGTATATACAAGATATTTATTAGAAAGGTACTTTGGTAGGCCTCAGTTACGAAAACAATTATTAAACCGTTCACCGTAAGGGAACACAAAACTAAACAAAATGACATTTAGACCATTTGAGCTAGATCCATTCGACCTATTATGGCGAGATTTATTTGACACACAATCACATTTCTCTGCAATTACGCAGAAAATTACACATCCAGTAGACATTTACGAAACAAAAGACGGCATTCGATTTGAAGTTGCTGCAGTAGGCATTCATGAGGACGACATTGACGTTCTTGTTGAAGGTGATCAGTTACGTATTACATACGAAAGACCAGAGTATGCAGTTCAAGATACCCCAATCTACAAAGGTATCAAAAAATCCTCCTTTAACCTTACTTGGAAAATTTCTACTAAGTTTGATCTAAGTAAGTTAGAAGCATCTTTGGATAAGGGATTACTTCACATAAACATCCCAGTTGCAGAAGGTAAAGCTGTAAAACAAATACCAATCAGCACACCTAAAGCCTTAACCTCAAAATAAACAAAAGGCCTACCAAATACCAAGTTATGCATTTTATCAGAAAGGAATTTATTGAGTTCAACAACACACTTTATTATATTGTAAAAACTATAAGAGAGGATGACAAACCTATCATTGATACTTTAAAAGAATATCTACAATCAGATATTGTATTAAAAAAAGAGG